GCGGGAAGTCGGGGGCAAAATCATCGATGGCCATGCGCTGCAGACGGGTCAGCGGTTCGCTGTCTGGCTCGGGCTTTGGGTGCTTACCCGATCTTGGCTTTGGCGCTGTGCCCAGCCAAGCCAGTTGCCGGACGTAGAGGCTCAGCTCTCTGCCGAGCTCTTCGTAAAATTTGCCCAGTCATTGATGTGGGCAGCAACCTGGGCGGCGATGAAGCCGATCGAGGGGTCGGCATAGGCCTTGCGGAAATGGTCATGGCCTGTGGCACCCTCGGCGGGTGGATAGGCAAAACCGTTGAAGCTGACCGTGCAGGCGGCCAGGAAGTCGGCCTGTTCGGCCAGCTTTTCCTCGGCCGACTGGTCCATCTTCCCGCGCTTCTTGATCTTGTCCATCAGCTGGTTCTGCTGGCGGGCCTGCGCGCGCTGGTAGACCTTCGAGCCCGGGCCGTAGACCGTGATCGAGAGGCGCTTGCCCTTGTCGTCGAATAGCGGGGCATCGTCGCCGCCGACCAATTCCAGGGTGGACGTATCGGTGGCGGCAAGCGTGGTGATATCAAACATGGAAATCTCCGATTATGGCGGGGTAAATTATGGGGCGAGCACTTCGACCACGCCGACACCGGCGGAATTGGTGGTGAGTTCAAGCGTCACGGTGGCAGTGGTGATCTGATCAACCGAGCCGACGTTGACCTTGAAGCTCATGACCTGCGCCTGGAAATAATACTTGTCGCCGTTCTGGGTGGTGACGAGGAAGCTGTGATCGGCATCGGAGATCGATGCGGATTTGAGCAGGATCTGGCCGGTATCATCGGTGTCGAGACCCATCTGGATGGTCATTGTGCCCTGATTGAAGCTGCCCTTTTTCTTGACGACGCCGCGGCTGCCGACAGGGTTGAAGGTCACAAGGTTGAACTCGCGGCCGAACTCGCCAAGGTCAGACACTTCGCCGACCACCGTCATGGTGAGCGCGTTGTAGCCGGTGGGATCGAAGGTCGCAGGATTGGAAGCCGACACCTTCAACGTGGTGCCGGCGGAAGTCCGAACGGTCATGGCAGTGGTTCCTTGATTGTTGGTGAGGCTCAACGCGCCTCGTTGAATGAGACGCGCAAATCTTGCGTCTGCATGTGGATGCCGGTCTCCTCGTCGAGGAAATCAGGACCGGCGGAATCGGTGTGGACGGTCACTTGCGCGATGCCGCCGATTGCGGGCATCTGGTCGGCCGCAGCAGCGCGAACCGCTGCGATGAGGGTCTTGGCTTCCGGATAAGTGCGCGCCAGCACGGTCACTTGCACGCGCTCCGTCACCCGGCGTTTGGCGCCTGGTGCCGGGATGTTCCGATCAACGCTACTTACCGACATCAGCGATATCGCGGGCAAGTCTGTACCTTGCGGCAGACTGCCAGCAGAGATCCGCGCCACAGGAACAAGGGCCGTCACCCCGGTGTCGTTCACCAGGAGGGTGCGGACCGCAATGACCCCGTTCATTCGTCGATCTCGAGCTTGGGAGCTTTGAGATCACCAATCTGCACGCGGTGGGCGATATAGGCGCCCATGGCATTGACGGCTTCCTCGGCCTTCTGGTCGAGAGCGGGGCGCAGGAACGGTTTAGCCGCATGGCCCGGGTGCATGACGACGGCACCGACGAAGTTCTCGCCAATCTTCAGGCTGCCACGCTTCACCATCTTGTTGATTGTGCCGATGCTGACCTTGCGCGGGCCGCGGCGGGTTTCACGCACGGGTCGGTCAGCCTCAGAAACCGAGATCAGGTGCGGCGCGACGCCATATTCGATGAACAGGCCGAGATAGGAGCCTGGCCCGCGCAGTTTGACGTAGGAGGACAGCTTCGATCCCTCAGCCCGGGTGCCGATGCCGATCGCCCTCTTGAGCTTGCCGGTCTTAACAGGGACATTGGCCTTGGCCTGTTGCTGGATCACCTTGGCGCCAGCGCGAAGCCCGCCGCGAATGACGTTGCGTTCGAGGTTCTTGGGCAGTTCATCGAGCAGGCGCAGCAATTCCGGGCCGCCCTTCAGCCGTATGGTCATGGCGCGGCTCCTTCACTGGAGTTATCCTCGACCATTATCTCCATGGTTTCACGCCGGCCGAGTGTGGCCGGGCCGGAGATGATCTGGTGAATGCGATTATCGATGATGATCCGCATATCGGCAGCGAGACCCGCCAAATAACGGATGCGGATACGTGCAGGCCTGCGGCCGATCTGGATGCTATCGGCCAGACGCTCGGCCTTTGAGGGCAGAATGTCCTTCACCTCGGCCCAGACGCAGGCAAATTCGGCCCATGCCACTATTTCAGTGCCGTATTGCGGGTCGCGAGTGACCACCTTGCGCTCGATCCGGATGCGGGTGTCGAGCTTCGAGGCTAGATCCAGCGGCATTTGAGTTGCCCCACGAGGCTATCGAAGGCGAGACAGGCCGCGCCTTCACGGTTTTCAAACATAGTGGCGACTTTGACGAGGATTGCGGCTCTGGCGATCTGGAGATCGGGGGCCCTGTCGGCAAATCCGGCCGACAGGGTGATCTGGATTAGACCATCTGTGCCCAGTTCTGGCCAGGATTTGGCAGACACCGGACGAATGCGGGTAAATCCGTTGCGCCGCCGCGCGACATAATCACTCTCCGGCAGGGTGGTCGTGCTGCCGTTCACCGCAGTGTAGCGGATCTCGGCCACCATGCAGGGGCGAACCGGCACGGTGATTTCGTCTTCCCAGCCTTCCAGCTGCAATTCGAGGGCCTGTTCGCACAGCCTGAGCCCGGTTTGCAGTTCGAGTTCAGCCTGGGCAGCATCGAGCTTGGCGCCCAGCAGCAAATCCTCGTCTCGGCCATCGAGCCGCAATTGTTGGCGCGCTTCTTCGAGTGTCACGGCCCGGTCTTGCGGCGGTGCGATGACAACGATCTCGGACATTAGTCAGCCTTTGTACGGTGCGTTGAACCGGTCTTGCGGGTGACCGCAGGTGCGGGCGCGTTCTCGGCCACCTCGGCCGCCAGGCCGCGCTCGATGAGCAGCTTTCCAAAATAGTCATCGAGCTCGAAGGTCTGGCCAGTCAGCAGGTTGCCTGAACTGACCGAGCTGATGTGCAGGGTATCAAGGGCTTTAAGGATCATGGGTCGTTCCTTCCCGTGAACGACAGGGGCCAGAATGCTCTGGCCCCTGCGTCATCAAGCAGCTGTCGCCGCAGTGGCAGCAGCCGCGAAGTCGCCCTTCACGAAGGCCTCGGGACGATAGACCGCGAGCGCGAGGCGCTCTTCGGCCAGCACCGTCACCAGGTTCTTGCGGAAGTTCTGGTCATCCTCAGTCGAGATCTCGACCACGGCGTCCATGCGGTCGAAGATTTGCGCGCCAAGCTGGAAGGCGCCGGTCAGGAACTTGCCGGTGGCCATCGACTGGGTGGGCACAACCGGCTGACCCCAGAGCGTCGGCGACAGGTTGCCCTGCGGATTGCCGATGATGAACTGGCCGGTGGTGTCCTTCAGCAGTTCGATCGCCGCCCAATCCGCCGGATGCAACACCATGCCGGTGGACATCAGTTCCGAAAGTGCGGTCTGCAGCATGGCAAGCCGCAGCACGTCGATCCGGGTAACAGGCGCCGGAACCGTGATAGGCGGCGCAAAGGCCGCCGCCTGCGTGTAGATGCCATGCAGGTCGGTGCCTGTTCCGCCGCCGTTGAGCAGCTGGTTTTCTTCGACCAGCGCCAGGCCATAAGTCAGGCGGCCATCGATGTAGGACTGCAGCATTGGCACATCGTCGAGGATCTGGCGGGTGGCCAGAACCCAGTGGGCGATCGTGGTCACGCTACTGGTCACGACATCAAACTTGATGTCGGTCTGGGGCTTGGCGACGCCGCTGGTTTCAGAAACCGAGGCGGCGTTGTTGGTGAAGCCGCTTTCCTTGACGTACTGGACCGCGTTGCTGTTGGTGCGGCCAGGCGTCAGGAGGTCGCGCACAGTAAGACGGCGCTGTCCGGGCGTAACGATACCGGGCTGACGGTCAGGCACGATCAGATCACCGGCCGAACCATTGGCATCGGTGGTCAGCGCAGAAATGATCGCCTTTACCTCGACGCTGGCACGGCCGCGTGCAGTCTTGCTGTTGAGGAATGGCTTGATGCTGTCCGACGTGACGACACGTTCGCCAAGGGTCTTGAACTGCGGGGGGCCGTCCTCTGCCACCCGGCGGGCGAGCTTCTGCTCGACCTCGTCGAGGCGTGCTTTGGCTTCATTGAGCGCGGTCAGCGCTTCGTCAGCCAGCTGCTTGGTGGCGGCGGAAAGTTCTTCGCCTTTAGCCGCCTTGCCCAGCGCTTCTTGTGCCAGCGCCTTGACGGCATCATGGCGGGTATCGAAGTCCTGTTTGACGGCGTCTTGCTGGGCAGCAAACGCGGCTTTCACTTCGCCGGCAAGCTGCTCGGCGCTTTTGGTATCAGTCATGGAAAATGCTCCGTAGGAGTTGGGATCAGCCGCGGATTTGCGCGGCGAGAGCCGACAGGAAGTCGGTGGGGGACTCACTGCCGGACTCACTCCGGTGCAGCGATTTTAGGCCTCTGCCCGCGATTGCGGCGGCCTGGCTTTTCGAGAACCCTGCCTCACGCAGGAAGCTCTCAAACTCTGGAAGGGATGGCAGCACGCTGCCGTCGGTGACGGTTTTGACCGCGGTCACCTTGGCCTCGATGTTCATCGGCATGGTGACGAGGCTGATTTCGCGAAGGTCGATCTTCTTGAGGCGCAGCACGCCGGCCTTGTAGGGATCAGGTGAAGCGCCTCCCTTGGGGATGGTGTAGCCGATCGAGAGGCCGCCCAATGCGCCGTGCTTGAGCTTGCCATAGGCGCGCTGAGCAACCGGATCGCCGTCCATGATCAGCTGGCCGCGCACGAACAGGCCGCGGTCGTCCTCGAAGATATCGCGCCAGACGCCGATCGGTTCGCGCTGATCGTGCTGCCACAGCATCGGGATCGACCAACCCTCAGTGCGGGCCTTGCCGACACTTTCCCGAAATGCGCCGGGCTCAATCAGGTCGCCGCCCTGGTCGACATTGCCAAAGGTGGAAGCATAGCCTTCGAACTGGCCGGTTTCCTGAAGGTCGCTCGATTTGAGGGTCAGGGTGAGATGTTTCATGGTCTTGGCTCCGATGGGGCATTCGCTTGCGTGGGCGGCAATGGTCCGGCCCCAGTGCTGATTTGAGTGATGGGCACATTTTGCATCTGCATGCGGGGGACATCGCCGCCCGAAACAGGCGCGAGGTTTTCAAGCGCGCGGACCTCGTTGATGGTCATCACGCCGTTGCTCAGCATCTGCTGGTAGAAGGAGGCCCGCGCGCCGCTATCGCCGCGCAGCAGGCCTTCCAGGTTGAACTCGATAACGATCCCGGCTTGCCGGTCGGCAGGCGACAAGAGCTGCTTGGCGAGCGCCTGTTCGATGCGCTTGAGGCGTCGGCGCAGCGTGAACTTCTGGAACCCCAGCGTTTGCTGTTCGAGGCCGGTGCCCCAGCTGGTGGTCTTCTCGGTATGGCCAACCATGAAAGGCGGCACACCGAAGAACCGGCAAACTTCCTCGACAGAGAAGGCCCGGCTCTGCAGCATCTGTGCATCTTCTGGACTAATCGAGAGCTGAACCCAGTCCATGCCCCGGTCGAGCAGCATCGGCCGCCCGGCGTTGATGGCGCCCGCAAACTTCTCCTGCAGCAGTTCCTCGGCCTGCTTACGCTGGTCGAGGGTCAGTGTGTCGGCAGTCTTGAGCAGACCGGAAGGCCGAACCCCGTTGCGAAACGTGTCGCCCGATGCGCGTTCGATGGCCTGGGCCAACCCGAAGGTCTGGCGACCAAACGACAAGGTCGAAAGCCCGCCAAGCGGGTTGCCGCCGAAACCCCGGATGTGGAGCATATTCTCTTGGTCGACGACCGAACGCACGCCGTTGTCGGACCACTCATATTGCAGGCTGCCGTCGCGCAGACGGCGCACCGTCATGATTTCGGGCGCGATGGGCACGCTGAGCGCCACCACCCGGCCATCGCGAGAACGGATGATCTCGGCATAGGCGTTGCCGCCCAGTTCAATGCAGGCGCAGATGAACTCCCAGAAATCGACTGCGGTCTGATCGGCGTTCGGGCTGTCGTGCAGGATCCGGTATAGCGGATGGTCACTCGCGGCCGTCCGGGCGCCGCCCCGGGTCCGGTAGACCATGAGCGGCAGCGAGGCGATCGTGCCGGCAAGCAGGTTGACGCAGGCCCAAGCGGACGCGAGCCCCAGCACCGAGGTGGTGGAGACCACTTCGCCGGTTGTCGTTGTGCGGCCACCGACTGCCTGGGTAAGGCGCGGATCTGTGAGCCCGATGGAGCGCGCGACGTATCCGAGCGCTTTTTGGAATAGGTTCACGGCGAGAGGCTCTTCAGCCAGTCATCGATTGAGCCGGAGCTATCGCCTGCCATTGCCGCCCCCACTGCCATGCACAGCGCCACGGCTGCGTCGATCTTGTTGATTGCTCGCTGCTTGGAGAGCCATTTGTTGTCCCAGCGGTCGGTCTCGGTGACCGCCGACATCATTGCTGAAATCAGCACCGGATTGCGTTTGAGCCGGATGCGGCCTTCGAGGATCAGTTCCTCGAGATGCCGGAGAGACCCCGGCATCCACAGGCCTTCGGTCATCCCGTCCTGCGGTTTGCCGCGTTTGGTTCCGCCTTGCGGGTGCTCGATGAAATTTACCGACAGCCCGAGTTCACTGACTTCCTCTTCAAAGCGCCGAAAGGCGTAGCGGTCATAGGCCACGGTCTCGACGCGGTAATCGCTGGTCATCTCAGCCAGCGCCTGTGCCACTTGGCGCAAGCTGATGTTCTCGCCTGGCGGTGCGTTCAGGAATCCGCCAGCGACCCAGACGTCGTAGGGCTGCTTGTCGCGCAGCACTCTGGCACTGAGCGTATCGCCCGGCGTCCAGACCTCGACCCAGGCATCAAAGCAGGGCTTGCCATCCTTTTCGCCATTGCGCTGAACGCCGGCCAGTGCAGTCAAATCCCGGTTCTGGCTGAGGTCCAGCCCAAGCCAGACGGACTGGCCGCGCTTGGGTTCGAATTCGGCCAGCAGGGGCTCGAGCGTCGAGCGCGCCATCCAGGCGGTTTCAGCATCGGTCCAGA